GGACCTGGACGACCTCCGGAGCCAGATCCAGGCATGGCGCGACAGCGCCGACTACAACCCCGACGACGACGAAGCCCCCGGCCAGTGAAGGCCGGGGGCGGAAGTTGCTGAAGTTAGAAGGGCCGGTCGAGTTCGCACCCCGACCGGCCCGTTGCTAACGAACACCGCCCTGGCAGGCGGATGACACCCAGGAGAACCTTCGTGAACCCCAAGACATCCGCGCAAGCGGCGTTCGCGACACGCCGGATCCTACCGGCGGTCGTAGGCGGTAGCGGTCACGGCAGGCGCCCCACCGACGCTCGTGGCCCCGGTGTCCGCCGTCGGGCTGAGCAACGCCGACGCACCGACGAGGGCGAACAGGACAGCGGCGACGATCGTGCGCGTCGCCGAGCAGGCGAACGACACCTTCGTCTTCGACGGCTTCGTGGCTGACATTGCTCGCGCCTCTCAGGGTGGGTTCATAGCTCGTATCGGAGCGGCGGCCCGGCCAGTTACCGGACGCGGGCGACTGTCGAGGATCTGTCCAGTTGGCTCGGGCCGGGTGGCTGCCGCACCCCGTGAGACAGCCACCCGACGCTCTACTGCACGTCCACCTCGGTGACGTGAGCCTTGAGCTTGGTGGAGCTGGACGGGGTCTGGGCGATCACCTCGTCGCCGGTGCACTGACCCGCCACACAGTCGATCGTGTGGACCTGCGCGCCGCTCTGGTCGCCGGTCAGGTCGTAGGTGATGCTCAGCGTGACGTCGTCCAGATCCGACAGGTCGCCCCCGTAGGTCACGCTCGCGTCGGCCGTGATGTTGCAGCCAGCCGAGCCGAAGCACTCCTTGTCGGTGGTCTTCATGGCGATCGTGAAGTCGGCGGCGCTGAACGTGGGCGCGTCGGTGGTCGGCTCGGGCAGCGCGGAGAAGTCCCCCGCGGGAACGCCGGCCGGCGTGACGTTGCTGGCCGGACCGGCAGGCTGGCCGCCTCCGGCGATACCGCCCGCGACACCGAGGACCGCGATGACACCGACGATGCCGCCGAGGACCCATGGCCACTTGCGGTGCTTCTTCGGCGCGGGCGGAGTGGCCTGCGGCTGCCACGACGGCGGCTCCCAGCCCTGCGGATACTGCGATTCGGACATGAAATTCTCCCCAGATGAGTGATGCACTGTGATCGTGCGGATGTTGCGGATAGTTACCGGGTGGTGAGACATCGGCTATCACCCGGCGTGTGTCGATGCTGGTTGGCGGGCAGTGGGCGGGGCTACGGTGAGCGCGGGGACCTCGGCGGTAACAGCGCCGAGGTCCCCGCCTCGTCGGGGTGGATCGGCCGGATGGTGGGCCGCGGCTCCGGGGTCCGGGGAGCAAGCGCGTCGGCACCATGGGTCACCTCCTTCGTCGTCGGGTTTCCAGTAGGCCGAGCGCTGTGCCGTGGCTGGTCGCCACCTCGCGGGCTCGGTCCGAGTTGATCTCGGTGTAGAGCGCGGTCGTCGCCGGAGTGGCGTGACCCATCATTTCCTGCACCACACGCAGATCAGCCGACACATCGAGCGAGCGCGTCGCGAACGAGTGCCGCAGCTGGTGCGCGGTGCACGTGATGCCCAGACCACGCAGGTGATCACCCACCACATTGGACACGTACCGGGGCGTCACCGGGTGACCGTCCGGCCAGCGGAACAGGCGGCCCTGCCGATCCATCCACGGCCGCAGCAACGTCACCAGCTCGCCGTCGACCGGGATGACCCGCTCCTTGTTGCCCTTCCCGATGACCACCAGCCGCGGCTTGTCATCGTCGATGATCCAGTCCCGGCACATCCACGCCACCTCACACGAACGCAGCCCGGCGTAGCGCATCAGCGCGAGCCAGCAGCGCAACTCGTTGCTGGGGCAGTAGATGAAGGCCCGCATCACGTCCGGCTCGGGCACCGGCCGCGGCCGACGAGCGGGGACCTTCGGGGCGACCAGATCCTCGGCCGGGTCCACTTCTATCCAGTGCATGATCCGCTTGGACCAGCGGAAGTAGCAGCGGACTCGGGCCAGGTCGCCGGCGACCGTGCCGGCCGCGTTGGTGGCGATCGAGTGCTGCCATTTGAGAAGATCCTCGGTCGTTGCGTCGAGGACCCGGATCGGGTAGAGGACGTCCTTGAGCTTGCCCAGCGTGTAGTAGTAGTTCTCGATCGTGCGTTCACTGAGCTTGCGAGCCCGAAGTGCGTCGAGGTAGGTCTGGATGGCGGCCTCGCTGTCGGGCGATTGACGTAGCGGCATAGCCCCAGAGTGTGCGCGTCGTCTACGCCGTTTGTCCGGTTCGATACCGGCCAGCAGCATTTGGTCAGCCACATTTCACCCCAATGGCCGCCGGGTCATTTCGCTCCCCGGATCGTTGGTCCAGGTAGAGGCGTAGGTCCACAACCCTGCCCGTACCAGCGAGGGTGCGCGCAGGCCGATTGAGCTGCGGAAAGAGGATGATCGTGGCGTCGCCATCAGCGTCACCACAACGGCGAGTTGACCTGAGAGTGCCCCCTTGAGGAGTCCCCCCGTCAGTGCCGGTCGCGGCCAGGAATGGCTCCGTGTCCATGGTCTCGAAGTACGCCACGAACTCACTCGTGCGCCGGCCGAATACCAGTGGATCGGCCAGGCCGAGCACGTTCGCGAACGTGACCATGTCGGTCGTCGTCCAGTCCTGCTTGCCATTCGCGAGCCGATTGATAGACGCGGCGTCCCTGCCGAGATGACGGGCCAGCCGAGCTTGGCTGATCCGTTTCATCTCTAGCGCGAGTCGCAGGTTGTCGCCCATCTGTCGGCGCATCTCGCTCACATCCATGGCCATAGCGTGACACAAGACCCTTGAGACCGTCAAGGATCTTGATCAGACTCACTCGACTGGAGTCTTTTCACTCTTGACCCTTGAGCCATGCTCAAGTATCTTGAGCATATGACGACCCCTATGGCACGCCACGCCACCTACGCCCTCGGTCAGGACGTAGTCGAGTGGCTGGCGCGACGACGCGAAGCAGGCTGCACCTGGGAGGAGCTGGCGACACAACTCGCCCAGGCCACTGGGGGTCAGGTCAACACGACCTACGAGACAGTCCGCACCTGGCTGGGCGCAATGCCCGCCGGCCCGCGGCCGCCTGTCGAGCAGGCGTCATAACGCACAACGCCCCGGCGACCACGTGGATCACCGGGGCGGAGCGAGCGAAGGACCGGCCACCAACCGGCCTTCGCTGAACAGCTTACCGAACGACCCGAGCGAAGGACACCACTATGGCCACCACCGACCCCGACAGAGAGATCAGCGCCAAGCTGGCCGCCGCACACCACGCGCTGGCCGCCCTCACCACGCCCATTGTCGTCGCCGCGGACTTCTCGTGGGAGCACCACTGGTCCGCGATCGCCGCGACCGAGACCGAGATCGCGCTGCTGCACCAGCAGCGAGCCGACCGCGAGCCGGCTGACACCGAGGCCGCGGCGTGCGCCGCGCACTACCACCGTAGGGCCACCACCAGTCGCAAGTGGGCGGCCCAGGCTGCGGTGCAGTCGTGATCGCCACGGTTACGGGGCGCCACGCGAGACCGCCGTCGCTGGTCACGTTCCTCCGCTGGGTGATCGCCTGCCTGGACGCCTGGATTCTGGGCGCCACCGGCGGCCGGCACGAGGCAGCTGTCCGCCCCGTGGCACCGCGTCCCGAGTTCGGCGCCGACCCGGAGTGGGGCGACACCCTGCGCAGCTGGGCCATGGACGGCTGGGACCGCGCGATGTTGATGCCGTCGTCCGACGACGCCGACGGCGGTGCGTGATGGCCAGGGAACTGCCGAACCAGGCCACCCGCAAAGAGATCAAGGCGTCGATCGCCAAGCAGGTCAAGGAGATCACGCACTCCGACCAGACCGCGCTCGGCATCTCCACCGACGACGCCCTCGACGCCATCCAGCGCGGCAGGGAGGCAGGCAAGTGATCGCCTCCTTCTTGCACACCTGGGCCACCATCGGCCACCACGCCGGACCGGTGGCCTTGCACGTCGGCCCGTTCGTACTCCTCGCCCTGGCGCTCATGTGGTTCCGCCGCTGCCTGCGGAACCTGCGCCGCGACAACCACCCACGGGGGAAGCGATGACCACCACAACGCGCCGCCCGGCCAAGGCCGCACCCAAGCGCACGTCCGGCTACTACAACACGCCCGGCGGCAAGCTCATGTCCGTCACCACCATCCTCGGCGCCGGCATCCCCAAGCCCAACCTCGTCCACTGGGCCGCACTCGAAGTCGCCAAGTCCGCCGTCGACAACCTGCCCACGCTCGTCAAGGTCCGCGGGCAGCGGCAGCGCGACGAGGCCGTCAACTGGCTCAAGCGCGCCGCCGAGTCCAAGCGCGACACCGCCGCGAACCTCGGGTCCGCCGTCCACGCCGCGGTCGAGTCGCTGATCCTCGGCGAGCCGAAGGCCGAACCCACCGACGACCAGCGCCCGTTCCTGGCCGCGTTCGACCGGTTCTGCGCCGACTGGCGGCCGCAATGGGAGGCGACCGAGATGGTCGTCGCCAACCCGGACGACGGCTGGGCGGGCACCGCCGACTGGTGGGCGACCATCCCCGGCCTCGGCGCGGCGCTCGTGCTCGGCGACTGGAAGACCGGCAAGGGCGTCTACGCCGAAGCCGCCTTGCAGCTGTCCGCGTACCGGCGGGCCACCGTGGGGTGGCTGAAGGACGGCACCCAGGTCGAGCCGCCGCACGCCGACCGCGCCGTCGTCGTGCACCTTCGGCCGGGCAAGTACCCGGACACCGGGTACCGCGTGGTGCCGCTGGACACCAGCGACGCCGCCTACGCCGCGTTCCGCTCGGCGCAGCAGGTGGCCGAGTACGTGAAGACCCTGGCCGACCAGCTCGTCGGAGACCCCATCAGTCCTGTGGTTGAGGCGGTGGCGTGATGGATCTGTGCAAGTGGTGCACCGACTCATGCGTCGTGCACGGCGACGGCTGCGACGAGATGCAGCAGTGGATGGAGTACTGGGACGGCTTGAGCGACGAGGACAAGCGCGACGAGATGCGCTCGATGGATGCCTACACGAACTCGATCCGAGGGGAACGGTAATGCCGATCATCACTCTCCAGCGCCGTTCCCGCGAGCTTGGCCGGATCCGCACGGGCCAGGTCGTCAAGGGCAACAACGGCCGCTCGCGTCCGTCCAAGCTCGACCGCTTCCGGCTCACCAGCCCGTCGAAGGATCTGCTCGACAAGGTGGCCGCCCTGTACGGCGGCACCGTCGAGGCGTGGACCCCGCAGAACGGCGGCCCCTCCCAATGGGAAGTCGTCACCGAAGCCACCCGGCTCCCCGTCCTCGTCCCGCCGCAGCCCGTGTCCCAGTACTTCGAGCAGTGGTCCGGCGGTGGCTGCGTCCGCCGCTGCGACGGCGAGCGCGAGCTGCTGTCCGACCAGCCGTGCCTGTGCTCCGTCGACCCCGCCGAACGCGACTGCAAACCCACCACCCGCCTCAACGTGGTACTGCGCGACGTCGAAGGCATCGGCGTGTGGCGCCTGGAATCCCACGGCTACTACGCCGCCACCGAACTACCGGAGGTCGCCGAGTTCCTCGCCCGCGCCGCCGGCTACGTCCAAGCGTGGCTCACGCTCGAAGAGCGGATCGTCAAGCGCAACGGCGAGACCCGCCGCTTCATGGTCCCCGCCCTCGAAGTAGACATCACCCCGGCCCAGTTGATGGCCGGAGGCGGCCAGGTCGCCGCGATCGAGTCCTCACCCGGTGCGGCCGTGCCCGCGTTGCCGGCCGCACCGGTGAAGTTGGACATGGACTCGTTCCTCACCGCCGTCGAGGCAGCCACCACGGTCGCCGACGTACGCGCGCTGTGGAAGGAAGCCGCCGCGTCCGGCGTGCTGGACGAGGACGTGACGGCCGTGCTGAAGGCGAAGGCCGACCGGCTCGCCGTCCCGGCCGCGGCGTCCGGTGACCCGGACGAGATGTGGCAGCGGGTGCTGCGCAGCGCGCCGGACGGCTGGACCTCGCAGCAGTTGGAGGAGCACTTCGAGCAGACCGTGGGCGTCGACGCCGGGTCTGCGACTGCCGCCGAGATGGTGGCCTACCTGGAGAAGGTGACGGCATGACCCACGCACTCGCGGTCGCCTGGTTCATCATCTCGGCCTGCGTCGCCGAGTCCGGCCTGTCCCCGCTCACCGTGCTCGCCTGCCTGCTGATCACCGGCGGCTGCTTCCTGGCAGCCGGTGCCCTGTGGCGCATGGAGCGCAACGAGCGGTCCGCCCAGGTTGTCGAGGACGCCACCAGAGAAGAGGTCCAGCTGTGACCCAGTTGCGCGTCCGGCCGCTCTACGGACGCCGTGCGCGGCGTGCGGACAGGCCGCCAACGGCATGCTCACCGAAGTTTCCTGGACCCGCGTCTACCACCAGGCCGCCATTCAGCCCTGCGACATCGGCACGCCACCACGCTGGGCCTCCAAGCTGCGCAAGCAGGACATGTGACCGCCCGCCGCCGCCCGTGGGGAGCCTGCCCCACCAGCAAGATCCGCTGGCGCAACCGCAAGGCAGCGCTCGCAGCGATCGACACCCACCGCAACCGGTGGCGAGGTCCGCGGGAAGCGTTCCCCAACCTGTGGGTCTACCGCTGCCCGGCGTGCAAAGGCTGGCACTTCACGTCCAAGCCGCAGGAAGAGGCGTCATGACCACCACCGAGCCACGCACGCCGCGCGACAGAACCCCGCGGCTGAGGGAATCGGCCTCGCTCGTCATCCACCGCGTCGACGTGTCCTGGATGGACCGCGCGGCGTGCCGGGACGAGGAACCCGAGCTGTTCTTCACCGGCGGCGACCACGACATGACCGACCAATGGCGCACGATCGAGGCCCGCTCGGTCTGCCGGCTCTGCCCCGTCCAGGTCGAGTGCCTGCGCTACGCCATCGCCATCAAGGCCGACGGCGTGTGGGCAGGCACCACACCCCAGCAGCGCAAGGCGCTCGAACCCAAGCAGGCCACCGCATGACCGGCGACGACCTGACGCAGGCACTGCTGCCCGCACTCACCGACCTGATCATGGCCGTGCACACCCACGACCGCGACGCCGTCGCCGAGGCGTTCAACGCCGCCTCCGCCGTCACCGGTGACCCACTCGCCGCCGCCACACACCTCGCCGTACTCGGCGCGGCACTGGGACGGCCAGACCTGACACTGCGCGTCCAGCTCGGCTGGACCGTGCTCGACCCGATGGGAGCGCTCAACGCATGACCTGGTTCAAGGTGGACGACGCCTTCTACCGTGGCCGCAAGGTCCGGCGGCTCGGCGTCGACCGCATCCCCGCCGTCGGGGTATGGACGCTGGCCGGCAACTGGGCCGCGGACAACCTGGAGAACAACATCGCCGACGGGTTCGTGCCCTGGGAGATCGTCCAGCAGTGGGACCCGAAACGGCGCTACGCCAAGCGCCTCATCGATGTCCACCTGTGGGACGAGGTCGAGCACGAAGGGGAACCGGGCATCCAGTTCCACGACTGGGCCGACTGCAACCCGACCAAGGAGGACCGGGCCGCCGAGCGGGAAGTGTGGCGCGCCAAGAAGGCGGCACAGCGGGCACGCAAGGAACCATCCGAAGATCCACTGTCCCCAGGGGACTCCCCCGAGACACCACCAGAGACTCCACCGGAGAGTCCACCAGAGACTCCCGAGGGAGTCCACCAGGGAGTCTCGAAAAGTTCCGGACCCCATTCCCGTCCCGTCCCGTCCCGTAGTACTGGGTCACCTAGGGGGGTTAGTCACGTAAGTAGCCGCGCGGGCGAAGAACGCCCCCCCGAACGCTGCCCCAAGCACGCCAACGACACCGATCCGCCGCCCTGCGGAGCCTGCGCCGACGCTCGTCGTGCCGCGGCACGCTGGGACGAGACCCACCACCAAGACGCCAAAGCCGCCGTCCGGGCCTGCACGCTGTGCGACGGCGACGGCTGGCGCTACATCGACCCAGCCCTCCGCAGCCACGGCCTCCGATCCGGTCCCGGCGCTCGCTGCGACCACGTCCGCGAGCCGGTCAACGCATGACCGACCGCCGCCTGCACGCCGTCCCGGCCACCGTCGCCGAAGACCTCGCCGCCCAAGACGCCTCACTCGACGAGAAGTGCCCGCGGTGCGGCGCCGAACGCGACGCCTACTGCGTCAACGACCAGACCGGCCAGCACCTGCACAACCGCACCAGCCACTGGCAACGACTACCCACCACCAAGGAGCGCTCATGATCCGCATCCCCACCCGCGACCTCGTCGGCCTGCTCACCGACCTCGCGCTCACCGCCGCCGACCCGGCCACCGCCGGAGCCACAGCCGGCGTGCTGCTGCACACGGCCCGCGGCTACCTCGGCGGCTCGCCCGGCCAGGTCGATCTGTTCGTCGGCACCTCGACGGACGGCGTGATCCTGGGCCACGCACACATCGCGTGCTCCGGTCAGGACGAGCCGATGCTGTGGCCCATCGCCGCCGTCAAGGACGTCATCGCCGTGCTCAAGCCGAAAGCGAAGATCGACGACCACGTCACCGAGATCACCCGCGAAGGCGACGACATCACGCTCGCCGAGGACCCGGACCTGTTCGGCGAAGGCGCCCGGTTCACCTTCGGCGGCCTCGACCCGGTGGAGTGGCCCACCGAGGACGCGCGGCAGATGCTCGCCGAGATCAGCATGTCGCCGCCCGAAGGCAGCCAGCCACCAGCGCCGCGCATCGACTTCCTGGCCGCCCGCCTCACGCCGTTCCTGTCGATCGCCTCGCGTCGCAAGGAGATCCTGCAGACGTTCCGCTACCACCAGCGGCTGCCGATGAGCGTGCAGATCGGCGACCACTACCGCGGCGTCGTCAACCCGTTCAGGTTCAACGACGAGAAGCCGACCGCCGGTTACGCGCCCTCGGGCGACGTGTTCCCGCTCGTGCTCGACGGCGTGCCCGCGTGAGCGCCGAACCCCTGCCGCTCGCCCTGGCCACGGACGCGCTCGTCGTGTTCGTGGCCGGGCGGCCGGCCCCGCAGGGCAGCAAGCACGCCCGCCCGATCTACCGCGGCCGCGGCGACGCTCGCGAGTTCACGGGCAAGGTGGCGCAGGTCGAGTCCAGCAAGAACGTCGGCACCTGGCGCGACGACGTACGCACCGCGCTGCTCGACGAGCACGGCCAGCCCCGGTGCGTGCTCGGCGATATGCCCACCGGCGTCCGCCTGGAGTTCGTCATGCCCCGCCCGACCAGCACGCCCAAGCGATCCACGCCCGCAGCCATCCGCAAGCCGGACCTCGACAAGCTGGTCCGCGCCGTGTTCGACGCGATCACCAGTTCCGGCTGCATCGCCGACGACGCCCGCATCGTCCAGCTCAACGCCTCCAAGCGGCTGGCGGAGCTGGGTGAGACCGCCGGCTGCCACATCCGGATCGAGGCGCTGGCCTGACCCGACGCGGAGATTCAACCCCGAAGCAACCCGTTGCAACGGGTTGAGGCTAACGCTTGACTCTTGAGATGTGCTCAAGTATCTTGAGAGGCACACCAAGAGCGAGGGAGCACCAGATGACCACCACCATCCTCAGCCGCGAGTTCATCGAGGCGTTCGGCGACGACGACATGACTGACGCCGAGATCCGCGAGTTCTGCGTCGGCAACTCCCACGCACTGGTGGTCGCGGAGTACTCGTCCACGTCGGCCCGCTGCGCCTGCGGTTCGACGCTGACGCTGCTGGCCAACGGCCGCTGGGTGCATGGCAGCACCAAGAGAGTCGCGTGCCCGCCCTACGAGTGCGAGTGCGGCCGTCGCCACTGACCACCCGCCTGGACGAAACCGCGTGAGCGGTCGCCGGAACAGAGGCCGGCCTGACGAGTCCCGAACCGAGGAGCCCCCGATGACCATCTCCTGGACCCGCAACGCGGACGGCACCGGGACCACCACTCACGCCGACGTGCCCGCGGCGCCCATCCCCAACCCGGCCCGTGTCGAGGTCCGCGAGTCGCCCCGCGAGACCGCTGCCCGTCTGCTGGCCGACCACCGCACCGCCTGCATCCACGCCAAGGACGACGGGCCCTTCGACCCCCGCGACGACGAGCCCACCGACTACGAGAAGTAGGAGCGACATGACCACCGACGGCTTCGACAGGCCGACCGACGTGACCGAACTCGACCTCGCGTTCCCCGGCGCCATCCGCGCCTTGATGCCTCCGTACTACGACATCCCGAAGGACTTCCGGGGCGGCCTGAGTGGATCCGGCGACGCCAAGCCGTGGCGGCAGTTGCAGGCGGAGTGGATGTTCGTCGGCATTACGAAGGACGCCGTGACGCCCAAGACGGGCATCGACGTCAACAAGGCGTGGCAGCACCTGTCGTGTGTGCAGCGCTCGTTCGAGCCGAAGCACCAGCACAAGGAAGCGGCTGTGGCGTGGCTGATGTCGCGCTGGTTCGACCTGACCACCTGACCCCCTGACCACTCGCACCACCGAAGGGACCACCCGATGAGCGCCGCCACCCTGCCCACTCTCGCCGAGCACATCGACGAGCACGACCTGTCGTGGGCCCACATCCACGACCACCACAGCAAGCTCGCGGTTCAACTGTCCGACGGCGCATTCGAGGACCTGGCCCGCTGGGCCGTGACGTTCGAGGCGGACGCGATGTGGAGGGTCGGAGACTTCCGCGGAGAAGCGGACGGCTGCTGGCATGTGCACGCCATCGGCAGCGTGGACGGCGACCTGGAGGTGTGGTGCGCGGTGCCCGCCGACTTCGCTCCGAACGCCGAGGCCCTGGAGCAGCGGCTGAGGATGGCCGCGACCGCCGCCGACCTCGCCGCCCGCTGACCCGAGAGGACACCCCGATGAGCGACAACCGCAGCCTCGCCGAATCCGCCCAGCGCGCGCGTGACGCCAGCCGGATCGCTGAGCAACTCACGCCGCCGACAGTGGCCAGCTTCGTCGCAGGCACCCTGCGCCGCTACGCGAACGCGCTGGACAACGGCCACGGCCAGGGAAGCCACCTGTGGGAGCCGATGGTGGACGACCTGCTGGCTGGCGGCGAGGACGGCGACAAGCCGCACACCGACAACGACGGACCGCGCGTCCTGCGTGACCGCGACGGCAACCTGTGGACGGTCGTGTTGCCCACCGTCGTCAGCCTGCGTGAGTACCACGGCGAGACGCCATCGGTGTCCATGCAGGTGAACATCGAGGAAGTGCGCAAGCACTACGGCCCGCTGTCCGAGGTTCCCGCTGCTGTGTCCCCGGCAGGTGAGCGGTGAGCCGCCGCCGTATCGAGCGCCTGCGCTGGCGCATCGCCCGCCTCATCAACGCGCTCCCTGGCCCGCTCGCGCAGTGCTGGCCGCCCCTGTGGTCGTGGGTCCAGGACGGGCCCACCGACGGCAATCGGCTGCCGTGGGCCCGCGTGTCCCCGTACTGCCGACAGGACCGCGACGAGATCGGCCTCTGCTACTGCGGCAAGTTGCGCGCCCAGTCCACCCGCTGACCACCTGTCCGGCGAGGCCCCGCACCCCGGCCCCGCCACCCCGACACGACAAAGGAACGACATGACGACTATCGAGACCATCCGCGACTGGCTCATGACGATGGGCGGCAACCGGTCCATCGGCAACGACGACACATACGAGAACAGCGAGAACGCCGAGGAGGCCCTGCGCGCCGTCGCCGACCTCCACGCCGAGGTCCGCATCTTCGACGAGTGCGAACACGAGCACACCGAGGACGACGTCAAGGCCGGTCGCGCGTTCAACGTCTCCGAGGTCGGCTACGTCTGCCAGGACGGCTACCGCTACTCGATCTGCCGCGAGTGCTGCCGAGACGGCGACTACCAGACCGAGGGCTGCGCCACCTACCACGAGCACACCGCCGACGGGCCGCAGTGCCCGACTGTGCACGCCATCGCCCAGAAGCTGCAGATCGTGCCCGTCCCCGCCTGACCCCCGTCTCACCTGACCCACCCCGAACCTGGAGGACCGCGGCATGACAGCAATCCGCAACGTCCCGATGTTCGACAAGCCCGCCGAGCAGCCGGTGCAGCTCAGTGCGCACCTGGCCGCGTTCGCCTACCTCCTGGCCCGCGGCGAGACGGCGAAGTGGACGCAGATCAAGCTCAAGACCTACCGGCCGTGCGAGGAGTGCGCCTGGGTGCAGCACGAGAGCCGCGGCGACTTCGGACCGAAGCGGCAGGCGAAGCATCGCCGCCGGCACCCGATGGGCCCGCAGCTGGAGCTGTGCACGGCCCACATGAAGCTCTGGAAAGAACGCGACGAGAGGGATGCGGCATGACTGAGCCGGAGATCGACTGGCAGGGGCGACACGCCAGGCTGCTCGAGACTGCCGAGCGTCAGGCGACCACTGCGCGCGAGCAAGCGGAGCGCATCCGCGAGCTCATCGGCGACCGCGACAAGGCTCAGTCGCAGACCGAGGCGGCCTACGACCTGGCCGCGCAGTACGCACGCAAAGCCGGGCACGACATCGACCGGGACGACGTCCTGCGGTACATCGAGCAGTACTGGGCGATGCGCAGCGGCTTCGAGAAGCGGACGACCGAGCTGGAGACGTTCCACTGGGACGTGCACCTGATAGCTACCGAGTTGACGCAGGGCATGCAGGCCGGTCGCGCCGGCGACGTGTCGGGCGCTGAGCTGGCGGCCAAGATCGTTGCCCGGATCAAGGCGATCAGCCCGTACGGCGGCAGGCAAAAGGCGGCCGAGCTGTTCCCGCGGCCGACGCCGCCCGCCGCCCAGACGTTGCTCGAGGAGGCATCGTGATCCCCGTCCCTGGCCCCACCGCCAACCCCAACCCCATCGAACGAGACGACCTGGTCAGCTTCGAGTACTGGGCCGAGTGGCCCGGCGGGTGCGTGACGGAGACCGCCGAGTTCACGCGGGCCGAGTGGGACGCGATGACCCCGGCAGAGCGGATGCAGGCCATGGACGACGCAGGCGCCACGCTGCTCGGAAACCAGGGCTGCAGCTACGGACACAACTACGAGCCAGACGAGGTCGCTGCCCCAGCGGCACAGCCGGACACGCGCGTGGCCGAGCTGCGTTCCATCGCCCGCGATCTGGACGAGACCCGCCAGGAGTGGCGCGAGACCGACGGCCGGACGTTGCGCTCGTCAGCTCTGGGCCATGCGGTCGCGGTGCTGCGGGACCGTGCCGACGAGATCGAGTCCGCCGCTCTTGCGGCACTGAGGGGGAAGCAGCAATGACGTGGGACTGCACGACGTGCCAGCGTTACGCGGCGCTCGTCCCGACCGAGCAGCCGGGTGTGTACCGACCCGTTGAGTACGCCAAGGACGGCTTCACGCTGACCGACGTTCCGCACATCTGCATGCCAAGGGAGGCTGGCCGGTGACAACCGACGAGAACGGATGCCCGCACGGCGCAGGCCCGGACGACGACTGCACTGCCTGCGCGTCGGAGGCGATGTGCGCGGCCACGCCAGGCCGCAAGTTCGAGAAGGAGTCCGAGGAGGCATGGAACGCCGCCGTGGACTGGCTGATTAACAGCAGGCACACCGGCGACCCCACCATCCAGGACGCCTTCTGGGGGATCGTGGACGGCCGCTACTCCGTGGAAGGGGCTGACAAGCGGTGACTACCGACGACAAGGCACGCGCTGAGATCGACCGCGCGGTGGCCATGGGCGCGACTGGCGGTCACGTCTACGACCGTTGGGTGTCGCCGCTGCTGGCCGAGCGGGACAAGGCGCGGGACGCTCACCTGCGCCTTGCGCGGGCGCTGGACATCTCCCAACCGGCGACGTGGGACGAGATGATCGGTGCCGCCCGATCGGCCTGCCGCGAGCGCGACCGGCTACACGAGGAGCAGCAGGACCTGCAACGCGATCGGTTGCGGGTGCACGCCGACAACCGGTTGCTGCTGTGGCTGCACGCCGAGGCGCAGTGGCAGCGGGACCAGCTCAAGGCCGCTGTCTCGCTGATCGAGTCGTGGTATGCGTCGGCGGCTAAAGCTGCGCACCAGATCGTCCGGCTTCCGGGCGTGGCCGCCCAACCCGCCGAGCCGCCGGACCAGACGATCCCCTCGTCTCCGGCTCTCCGTGCGCGGGTGCAGACCGACGAGTGGTGCCATGCCGGCCACGCGCCTGCCGCCCAACCCGCCGAGCGGACCGTGAAGAGCAGTGAGCCGCAGGTGTCAGATGACTCCTGCGGCTCACCAGCCAAGAATGCCGGGTCCCTAGGCTGCGGAGCCAGCGTAACACCAGCTCCCGGGCCTGCCGCCCAACCAGAACCACAGGACGAGCCGGTCCGGGAGCGCGATGTCGTGGACTTCCTGCTCGCCCGCTACGAAGCGCCCCGGACAGCGCACTGCACCGGGATCTCATCCGATGCGCTCGCCTACTACGCCGCAGGTGGACGCGCGGAACCGAAGTTCCCGGGCGAGTACCCCTACGACCGGGGCGACCTGGCCGCCTGCGAGAAGACCTACGACATGGCCCCTGCTGCTCTCCAGGAGCGCATGAAGCCCGTGCTGGACAAGTTCCGGGACTCGGTGCTTGGCCGTCCCGCCTCGTCCGGGACCGCCACGGAGCCGCGCTGTCCCGCCTGCGCTCACCCGATGCCCGACCCCGGCGAGTGCGAGAACTGCGCAGCCAACGGCGGTACGGCACACGACCCCAAGGAGCACACCGATGGCGAGTGACGAGCTCACCGCAGCAGCCGAGCGGGCGGACGAACTGTGGCCCGGACCGATCGCCTGGGCTGTCAACGCCCGCCTGAACTACAGCCTGAACGACCACAGGCGCCACGAGTTGGCCGCCGCCGTCCTCGCCCTGCCAGCGCCTGTCCCGGCAGACCGGGAGACGCTGACGAAGGTGATCGGCGACCTGTCCAACCACAACCCTTTCCCCGAGGCCGAGGACATCGCCGACGGGCTGCTGGACGCCTACCACGTGACCGCCAAGCAGGGAGACGACAGGTGACGATCAAGCTGCGGACGTTCAAGGTCACGAACCGGGTGTGCGCTCGATGTGGCCGTGTCGGCTCGCGCGGCTTCCGCCACACGCTGAAGGGCGACTACGTGTGCGCCTCGGTGACAGCGTGCGAGAACCGCCAGTACCAGGCGCACCGCCGCGAGGAAGCCGAGAGGACGTGGTGGAAGTGAGCGGCGTGCCCAGTGACCTCGACCGGGCGATCCGGGAACGGCTGGCAGACCGGCGGCAGCAGATGGGCGACCTCTCGATCTCCGTCATCCGGGCCGTGCTGGACGAGCACCCTCGCTCGCTCGCCATCGCGGGCGAGCTACCGGAGCGGTTCGGCGAGGGCCGCTGTGCCTACTGCCGCCTCGGCGAGCCGATCCGCCGCTACCAAGGCCACCTCAACGGCAGCCGACGCAAGGTGCCGATGCACGACCACGTCGACCCGCACCCGTACTGCTCCACCTGCCACACCACGACCGACTACGAGGGCTACGCAGGCTGGCCGTGCGCCACTGTCAAGGCCATCGCCGTCCGTCTGGGTGTGGCCGGCGAGCGAGGAGACGAGACGTGAGCCGCTGCGAGGGCCAGCACATGTGGCAGATGCGCACGGGCAAGCCGATGCGCTGCGCTGTCTGCGGCCGTCTCGCCCTGCCACGCTGGCGGTACTGGCTCTCCCGCGCGCAGACACGGGTCGCGATCGTCCGGGGCACGGTATCCAGGTGGCTGCCGTGACCGCGGGCGACATCACCGGCACCGTGATCCTGTCCCTCCTGACTGTCGGGTGGGCCATCGCCGCCACCCTCTACTACCTCGCCGGACGCCGCGCACAACGCCAACTGGAGGACGCATGACCGACCTCGATACCACCACCAGCAAGCCGCCAGCCCCGCTCTGGGCGAAGATCACCGTCGGCATCTTCGGCACCCTGCTGCTCGTCATCCTGGCCGGCCTGCTCACCCTCGCCGCCATCGGCATCTGGCGGTCGGTGCTCGCATGACCCGCCGGATCTGGAAGGAGAACGGCGTCTGGCACGCCGACCTAGGGCCGTGGGGCGTTCAGCGCTGCGCCACGTGGGAGGTGGCAGTGATGCTGCTCGGGTATCGCGGTGGCACGGTGCGGATGCGACGGGGGCGAGACGGTGGGATTGTGATCGACGCTGTCCCGCATCCCGAGGCGGCCGTCGCATGCGAGACGTTGGATCAGTACAGGGATGCCGTCCGGGACTCTGCACGAGCTAGCGCTCAGGCCATGGCCGACTTGTTTCAGAAGAGGGCGGCAGCATGCTCGTGAGATCCTGCGTCATCCCTGGCTGCCCCGGCCGCACCGAACTGGAGCCGGACGCGCACGCCTGCCCCGACTGCCAGACCCGCCTCGTCCGCAAGCTCGCCGAGATCGAGGACTACCTGACGATCGTGTCCCCGGTGACCGGCCGCGGTGCACCCGGTCCTCGGGCGAAGGGCTTCGGCTCCCGACCACCGCTGCGGCTGGACGTGGTGGCGATGCTGGACCCGCGCACGGAGATCAACGGCGACGGCCCGGAGGACCGGCTGGACGAGGTGCCGAATGTCGGGGCGGACCTGCTCGGCTGGCTGCGCGTGCTCATCGACGAGTACCCCGGTCGCATCGGGATTCCCGGACAGGCACCCGGCGTCGGCTGGGCGGTCGTGCTGATCCGCACGCACATCGGCTGGATCGCGACCCGCCCGTGGGTGGACGAGTTCGCCGCCGACATCGGCCGCGTGCACAGCGCGCTGCGGCAGGCGTGCGGGGACCAGCCGCCCAGGTCGCTGGGCTCGTGTCTGGACGCGGCGTGCGGCGGTCAGGTGTACCGGCGCAGCGACGACCCGCACGACATCCGGCTCCGCTGCGACCGATGCCGGACGACCTATTCTGGACTCGAACTCGTCAAGATCAGGAGCGCGTCATGAGCAGGATCGACAACAGCACCATCCGATTCGACAGCCCCGCGACGGTGAGCGAGTTGATCGAGGCGCTGACGGAGCTGCGCGACAAGTACGGCGCTGGCGAGATGCTGGTGCGGGTCGACACTTACGTCGGCGTCAGCACGAAGGGCAATCGCGTCAAGGGCGTCACGGTGGCCCAGTCATGACCGAGGGCATCGGACCGTCGGTTCCGTTCACCGACGACGACTACACGATCAGGCCGGACTACATCTCGCCGGATCGGATTCACGTGAAGCGCCGCGACGGTCGGACGGTTGCGTTCGCGGTCGGCGAGCACGTCACGTTCGCTGAAGTCAAGCGCGCGATGGCGGAGGCTGACGCGAACTTCTTGGGCGGTCCAGCGTGACCCGCATCCCGGCCGCCGCTGCCCTGCTGCTGCTCGCCGGCAGCGGCATCGTGGTCTCCCCGGCGACGCTGCGGTCCTGGAAGCTGCGGAAGCACCTGAGCGCGGGGCGCGGCTACGACCCCGGCGAGCTGCTGGCATTGGCGCAACGACGAGGGATGGTGGCGGCATGAGCATTCAGACCCGCAAGGCAGACGGCATGATCCGGCAGTACTGCCAGTGGTGCGAGGACGGATACGGCCACGAGTTCAACCCGCACGGGCCCTGGCTCACGCCCACCTCGGAGCACCTGGCCACGTCCGAACGGCTCGAACGGGCGCACAACAACATCCACCACGCGCCCGCGATCCTGAAGGCGAAGGTAGACCTCGGCGGCCGCGCCGTGGCGCTGGACCCGTCCTCGCCGCAGGCCGCCGTCGAGTCGTGGCGACGGTCTCAAGGCGACACACCTTGACGCAACTTGACGCGCAGGTCAGCGACGTGCAACGCTGACCACGCGCGTGAGCCATGCCCCAGTCGATCTCAACCCGGCTGGGGCTTCGTCGTGCCGGGGGGGGTGACCATGAACGCCTGGCTGTCGGGGCTGGCCCAGAACCTCGTCGCCTCCGCCATCGCCGGAGCCATCGTGTGGGCCTGGGCGCACCGCCACATCCGCCGCCTGCACGACCGCATCGACGGCCTGCACGACCATCTCGACGAGATGGTGGGCGACCCGCAGGGTGAGCACGCCGCCACTCAGACCTTCCCCGTCGTTGGAGGTGACCTGTGATCACGCACCCGCTCCTGTGCCACTGCGGCGATCCGGCCACTCACCAGGCGCACCGCGACGCCACCGACGACGAGACCGCCGCCAACCTCGCGGCCATGGACTCCTGGCGCACCGCGCAGGGCCTCGACCCGCTGCCCGCCGACGCCGCCATCCGCACCGCGACGCACTCCGTGCCGGTATTCACCTGCTGCCCGCACACCGACGACTGCCCGTGCGAGTCCGAGTCGTGAGCTGCGAGAAGTGCGGCCAGGACCACGGCGGCAAGTGCACCGGGCACAGCAAGCGCACCAAGGCGAAGTGCAACGCGGCTCCCATGCACGGCCAGGACATCTGCCGCATGCACGGCGGCCGAACGCGGCAGGCACTCTCTGCCGCCAAGGACCGCCTCGACGAGCAGCGCTACGCCATCGAACTCGGCCGCCTCACCGGCCTTGAGGGCGCACCGTCGCCGGTCGACAACCCGCTCACCGAGCTGGCCCTGATCGCAGGCGAGGCCAGGCGGTTCATGCAGTGGTGCCGCGGTCGCCTCACGCAGCTGCAAGAGGACCAGCTCCGCTACGAGGACGCCAAGGGCAGCGAGCAACTCCGCTCCGAGGTCGCCCTCTACGAGCGGGCCATGGACCGGTGCGCCACCGTGCTGGCCACCATCGCCCGCCTCGGCATCGACGAGCGGCTCGTCGTGATCGAGGAACGCAAGGCCGCCATGGTCGTGGCCGCGATCCAGGCCGCGCTCGACGCCGCCGACGTGCCGCGCGACAAGCAGGCCGCGGCGAAGAAGGCCGCGGCCAAGCACCTGCGGCTGGTCGACGCGAGCTGAGGGGGCGGCATGTGGACGCTCTCGCCCGTGCCGCCGCCCAGCTAGAGGATGACGCCGAGCACGGCGTTGCGTCCTACCCGAGCCCCGGCTCGCTGGCTGCCGCAGTGTTCCCCGGCACCGTGCACACCACGGCCCTGGAACTGCTCGACGAGGAACTGGTCGACGTCGCCGACGGGACCACGCCCCGGCTGATGTGGTTCATGCCGCCGCAAGAGGGCAAGTCGCAGCGAGTCAGCAGGTGGTTCCCGCTGTGGATGCTGATCCGCAACCCGGACCTGCGCGTCGTCATCGCCTCCTACGAACAGCGGATCGCCACCCGGTGGGGACGCGCGATCCGCAACGAGATCAAGGCCCACCCCGAGTTGGGCCTGCGCATCAAGGCCGACACCGGTGCCGCGCACGAATGGGAGATCGCCGACCACATCGGCGGCGTCTACTGCGTCGGCATCGGCGGCGCGCTCACCGGCCGCCCCGCCGACCTCGTCATCATCGACGACCCCGTCAAGGGCCGCGCCGAGGCCGACAGCGAGGCGTACCGCGAGGACGCCAAGGAATGGTGGTCAGAGACGCTCAACGCCCGGTTGGGCGAGAACACGCCCGTCGTGCTGATCATGACCCGCTGGCACCAGGACGACCTCGCCGGCTGGCTGCTCGCCGAGCACCCCGAGGACTGGCGCGTCGTCAACGTGCCCGCGCTGGCCGACCACGACCCCGCCAAGGGTGAGACCGACCCGCTCGGCCGTGAGCCCGGCGAGTGGCTTCAGTCCGCCCGTGGGCGCACGGTGGGCGGCTGGGAGATCCGGCGCCGCAACTTCGGCGAACGCGGCTTCACCGCCCTGTGCCAGGGTCGACCGGCACCGGCCGAAGGCGGCATGCTCAAGCGCGGCTGGTGGCGCTTCTACCACGTGCCGATGGCCCGCGAGCAGGGCGACGGCAGCATGCACGTCACCGACTTCGACCAGCTTGTCCAGTCCTGGGACATGACGTTCAAGGACACCGCCGGCACTGACTACGTCGTCGGCCAGGTGTGGGGTGTGCGCGGCGTCAACGCCTACCTGCTCGACCAGGTGCGCGACCGCATGGACTTCCCCACCACCTGCCGCGCCGTGCAGGCATTGAGCGCGAAGTGGCCGCAGGCGCACGCGAAGCTGATCGAGGACAAGGCCAACGGTCCTGCCGTCATCGTCCAACTGTCCAGCGTGGTCGGAGGCATGATCCCGATCAACCCGAAGGACAGCAAGTCCGCCCGCGTCTCCGCCATCTCGCCCTACGTCGAGGCCGGGAACGTCTACCTACCCGACGCGCAACTCGCGCCGTGGGTCGGCGGACTGGTCGAGGAGGCCGCCAGCTTCCCGACCGGCAGCCACGACGACCAGGTGGACTCCATGTCCCAGGCGCTCAACAGATTGATGGTCAATGCAAGCGCGGCGGCCAACTTCCTCAACCAGCTGACCGGGGGGTAACCGCATGTCGCGTCGCCTCGGTCTGCGTCGTCCCCGCGTCGCCGGGCACATGCCCGCCGGGCCGCTCGTCAAGGCGTCCTCCCCGACGTCCCTGCCGGGCGGCCTGGCGCTTCCCTCCGGATCGTCCCTCACCGACGCCACGTCGATGCTGGGCGCGCTGCAGGGCCGCACCGCGGGCGCCGTCAATGGCGCCGTGCCACTGGACCGGGCGCACGACTTCTTCGCCCTGTTCGGCCCCGGCGCACCGCTGTTCCCGTCGCCGCTCAACTCCGTGAATCCGGCGACGCACCAGCAGGACCCGCGGCAGACCGAATATCCGGTCAGCTACAACATCCTGAGCAACGACAGGCCGGTGCCGTGGTCCACGCTGCGTGCCGCCGCCGACCGGGTCGACATCATTCGGCTGTGCCTGCGCACCCGCAAGGACGAGCTGACCGAGATGGACTGGACGTTCGGCTTCACCGCCGACGCCAAGGTCCAACTCGGGATCTCGTCGCCCAACGCCGAGCGGCACATGCGCATCGAGTACGACCCGATCATCAAGAAGCTCAAGCAGTTCTGGTCCATCCCGGACCGCACGAACGACCTGAGCTGGCCCGAGTGGTTCGGGATGATGCTCGAAGAGCGGTTCGTGTTGGACGCCACCACGATCTACCCGCGCATGACCTACGGCGGCGACCTCGCCAGCCTGGAAATCATCGACGGGTCCACCATCAAGCCGCTGATCGACGAGTACGGCAACCGGCCCATGCCGCCCGCGCCCGCCTACCAGCAGTGGCTCTACGGCTTCCCCCGCGGCGAGTACACCGACAACGGCGCGTCCGACACGTGGGAGGGCACGGCCGGGTCGCTGGTCTACAAGCCCTACACGCGCCGCACGCAGTCCCCGTACGGCTTCCCGGAGGTCGAGCAGGCCCTGGTGTCCGCCGAGGTGTACCTGCGCCGCCAGGACTGGATGCGCCAGGAGTACACCTCCGGCACCACGCCCACGTCGTTCCTGAAGACCGACGCACAGATGACGCCCGATCAGTACCGGGCCTGGAACGTCGTGCTCAACGACATGCTGTCGGGCAGCACGTCCGACCGGTACCGCACGACCGCGCTCCCGGCCGGGTTCGACCCGGTGCTCAACCCGGACGTGGCCGAGCGGTACAAGGCCGACTACGACGAGTTCCTCGTCAAGTTGTTGTGCGCGCACATGGCCACCCAGCCCAGCGAGATCGGCTTCACCCCGTCCAACGGCCTGGGTGGCGCTGGTTTCTCCGACGGGCAGGAAGACGTCACCTATCGCAAGTCGCTGCGGCCCACGACTCGATGGGTGACTGGCATCGGCAATCAGGTGTCGACGCAGTACCTCACCATGCCGCCCGAACTCACTATGCAGTTCCTGGGCATGGAGTCCGAGGACGAGGACACCGCCGACGACGTGTCGCAGAAGCGGGTCGCATCCGGACGGATGACCCTCAACGAGGACCGCGACCGGCAGGGGCTGCCGCGCTACACCTTCGTCGAGGCCGACATGCCGCAGCTGCAGACCGCTCGCGGCATCGTGTTCCTCGACGGCGCCAGCAAACTGGCCGCACCGGGCGTGGAGATCGGCCCGGCGCAGGCCCCACCGACCGGCGCGACGTCTCCGGTGCCCCCCGACGGGGACGCCGCGCCGCCAGCCGACGACCAGCAGGACAACGACGCGGACAACGCGGCGGACGATTCAGCGTCCGATAAGGCGCCGCCGCAGGTCGACGAGCTTGCCGACGCCGACAAGGTGGACGCCTTCAAGCGTGGCCAGAACGAGACCAAGGCACCGCGCGGCAAGCCGTCCGAGCCGTCCCGACCGAGCGCACCGCAACCGGCCGCACCTCCCTACCCGGCCGACCCGAAGAAGTCCGAGGAGCTGGCCGCGTTCGGCCGGTTCCTGGCCAAGCGCGGGAAGCTCACCCGGCCGTTCGCGTTCACCGCGCTGGACAAGGCCGACGCCGACGAGCTGAACGCGCTCGCCGCGACCCAGCCCGACGCGGCCCGAGAGCGTGCGACGGAGCTGGCCAAGGCCAGTGATGCCGGGGGGCGAGACCGAGCGCCTGCGGGCGCACGACGCGGTGACGAAGGCAGCTACGCCGGCTATCCGCTCCATGCTCCGGGCGCAGGTCCCTAACGTCACCGCACTGGCCAAGGCGGTCGTCGCCGAACCGGGCAAGGTGAAGACGCTCGTCCGCAAGGCCATGGCCGACCCGGACCCGTCCGCGCTCGAAGCGCTGTACCGCAAGGCGTGGAAGGCGGGCACCACCGCGGCCGAGGCCATCACCGGCACGGCGAAGGCCGACGCCGCGACCGCGACCCCGTCGGTGCTGGCCGAGCTACTGAAGCTGGCCGGTGCCATCTGGGGATCGATCGCGGACTGGACGGGCGACCGGATCGCCACCGTCGTCACCGAGGCGCTCTCGTCCGACGACCACGCCGACGTCCGCTCGATCGCCAAGCAGATCAACGCGGTGCTCGACGACCCGGACCGGGCGCACATGATCGCCCAGACCGAGTGCACCCGCGCCATGACCGGCGCCGCACTGGCCACCTACAAGGACTTCGGCGCCGAGCAGATCGAGTTCCTGACCGCGGACGACACCGATGTCGACGACCTGTGCGCGGCCAACGAGGACCACGGACCCATCGACATCGACGGCGGCACGTTCCCGAACGGGATGCCACCGGTCCACCCGCGGTGCCGCTGCACCGTCATCCCAGCAGAGTGAGGACGCCATGGCTGACGCCTTCGGCTTCGTGCCCATCAGCAAGTTCGAGAAGACGGACGACGGCACGCTGATCGTCGAGGGTCCCGCCACGGACTCGAACATCGACCGCGACCTGCAGATCGCCGACCCGGCGTGGCTGTCCAAGGCCATGCCGAAGTGGTTTACGGACCCCGACGGGGCCAACATCCGCGAGCAGCACGACGGCAAGCGCGCGGTCGGCACGGCGATCCACTACGAAGAGCGCGACGGCGGCCAGCACTGGATCAAGGCCGAGGTCGTCGACCCGGTCGCGATCAAGAAGGTGGAGAAGCGCGTCCTGCGCGGCTTCTCCTTCGGTGCCCGCAACGCCCGCGTCGAGGTCGACAAGGCCGCATCCGGCGGCCGGATCGTGTCAGGCGACATCTTCGAGGTGTCCCTGGTGGACCGGCCCGCCAACCCCGGCTGCCTGTTCACCGTCGCGAAGGCCGACGACGGCAACGCCCTGCAGCCGGTCGAGACGCCCGAGCTGGTCGAGAAGGAAGCGAAGTTCACGCCGACCGAGTTCGCCGAACTGCTCAAGACGCTCGGCAAGACGCCCGCCCCGGTCGAGAAGCGGGACGCCAAGGCTGAGCGGATCGCCGCCGCCAAGGGCGTGCTGGACCAGGTCCGCCCCCTCGTCCCCGGCGCACTGCTCAAGGCCGACGGCGACGACCCGGCGTTCGACCCCGACACAGAGGCGTCCGACGTGGACGCCGGAACGTCGGCAATTGCCGCCATCGCGCGGCTCATCATCTCCGAAGCAGAGGGCCTGGCGGCCGGGCGCATGGAAGAGCTGTGGGACATCCGGCTCCTCATCGACGCCGCCAGCGCGCTGCAGTGCTTCGTGGGCAACGAAACCTACCAGGAGGCCGAACTCATGTCCGAGACCGGAAAGGCCGACGAGGCCACGACGGAGACCGGCACTGAGCCGGCCCCCACCGACGCCAACAAGGACATCACCACCAAGACCGAGGCCGCGCCCGAGGGCGAGCCCACGGAGACCGAGACCGCGAAGACCGACGACACGGACGACGCCATCACGAAGGCCATGAAGCCCATCCTGGACGAGCTCGCGCTCGTGAAGGGCCGCTTGGCAGAGGTGCTGGAGACCCCGCAGTCGGGCGGACCGGTGCGTACCCGCACCACCACCCAGAAAGCCGTGAGTGCCAAGGGCGACGAACTGCGCCGCGAGATCGACCTCTGCAACAACGCCATCCCCGTCACCGGGGGCGACGTGCAGAAGGGCTACCGCGAGCGCCTGAACACCGCCAAGGCCGAGCTGGACAAGCTCGACGGCGCTGCCTGAAAGGGAGCCAGCAATGCCGAACGTCATCAAGGCTGACGCCACCGAGAAGCTGTTCGGTGGCGCGAATGAAACCGCTGTCGAGAAGTCGCAGCGGCGCGACCGCTACATGATCGCCCTGGCCAACGAGCCGTGGGCGCGCGTCGACAACATGGGCCGCACCGTGGCCGGCAACGTGCAGCTCTCGCAGTCCGAGAAGTCGGACACCGGCACGCTGCTGAAGCTGGAGCACATCGAGGACGCCTCCGCGCGTCTGCGTTCGCTGCTCGCCGACGACACCATCAACAAGGCCCTGGGCACCGACCAGATCGCCGGCATCCAGGCCGCACTGGCGACCACGGGCGACATCCAGAAGGACATCTCGCTGTCCTCGCCGATCGCCGCCAACGCCGCCGGTCAGCAGGGCCTCGTCCTGTACGACCTGCACGGGCCCGCCGAGGAACTGGTGCCGATCGACACGCCGCTGCGCAACAGCTTCCCGCGCACCCAGGGCGTCGGCACCTCGTTCCAGTACAAGCAGATCACCGGGTTCACCAACGCGCAGACCGGCTCCGGTCTGCCGCTGATCCACCCTGGGATCACCGACACCACGCAGACCAACTTCAACGTCGGTGGCGCCGGTACGGCGCTGGCCTACAACCGGCCGCCGAAGATCAGCTACACCGGCCAGAACCTGCAGGCCGCGTACTTCCAGTTCGGCCTGTCCGATGAGGTCACCTGGTCCAGCTTCTTCGCCGGCCAAGGCTTCCAGGACGTCCGCCAGCTCTCCCAGACCTCGACGATGTACGCATCGTTCCTGGGCGAGGAGCGGATGACCGCCTACGGTCGCGGCACCTCGGCCAACGGCTACAGCGGAGCAGTCGCCGCACCGGCCAGCGTCGCGGTGACCGTGTCCGCCACGGGCGGCACCATCCCCGCGGGCACCACCTACTTCGTGGGTGTCGCCACCCTTACCGGGTTCGGCACCTCGACCGCGGTGTGGTCCGCGTCGACCACCACGACCGGCTCGACGAGCAGCCTGGCTGTCGCGTGGCCCTCCGTGCCAGGTGCCCTGGGCTACCAGGTGTTCCTGTCGCGCACCGCCGCGACCGCGGCCACGTCGTTCTTCGTGGGTACCGCGGGCTCCTACGCGGGCGTGTTCACGAACGCGACGACCGTCACCAGCTCGGCGTTCACCGTCACCAGCTCGCCGACCGCTGGCGCGACCCCGCCCACCACCGACCAGTCGGCACAGGCGTCGGGCTACGACGGCATCCTGCCCATCACCATGGGACCGTCCGCCGGCTACACGAAGAACCTGCAGACGACCCTGGACAAGCTCAACCCCGGCTCTGAACTGCAGGCGGCGTTCGCCGCGCAGTACGCGCTCAACCTGGCCAACCCGGACCGGGTGATGCTCAACGCGCTGGACCGCAAGCAGCAGTCCGACACCATCAAGTCGGTGGGCAACCCCAACGGCTACCGCATCACGATGGACATGGACAGCCGCTCCGGCCGCATCCTGGGCGAGATCGTCACCGGCATCCAGAACGAGTCCACCGGCAAGGAAGTCGACCTGCAGGTCCACCCGTACTGGCTGCAGGGCACCATGTCGATCCTCACCGACACGCTGCCCTTCCCCAACAGCAACGTTCCGAGCTGCTGGGAGTACCGCAACGTTCAGGATTACATGGGGATCGACTGGCCGACCATGCAGCTCTCGTACGACTTCTCGACGTACTGGTACGGGACGTTCTTCTGCCACGCCCCCGCGTGGCAGGCGTCGATCACCGGCATCCAGGCGGGCTGAGTCCCAGACGCACACACGACCCCCGGTCCAGGCGCTCCTGCCGGGGGTCGTGTTGTGCCCCATGCAAGGAGCGCGCCATGCCCGACCGACTCGTCATGCCCTTCGGTGCCACCGAGATCCGCGGCACCGACGGCACCAAGCGCACCTACCGGCCCGGTCCCGGCGGGACGGTCGTGCCCCGTGACGCCACCGACGCCCGCGCGCTGCGTGCGCACGGCGCCGTCCTGGCGGGCATAGCGAACGGCGCGGGCGGCCCCGGCCGCACCTGTCAAGCGTGTGGGTTCCGTGGCTTCTTCCATACCTGCGGCCGATGTGGAGGCGAGTGCCGATGACGACACCGTTCCTGCTCGGCTCCTACCTCACGATCGAGGAGTACCTGGCCGCGCCGACCGCACTGCAGACCAACAACCTCGTGCCGAGCGCCGACCAGGCCACACAGGACGCCGAACTGGCCGGGATCATCGGCCGCGCCTCCCGGTGGATCGACTCGGTCGCCCGCCAGCCGCTCTACGCCACGGCGACGCTCAACCAGCTCGACTCGGACGCGCGAATCCGCGACGGGCAGATCATCGTGCACGGCCACCAGGACCGCGTGAAGGCCGTCACGGCGTTCGCCTGGGGCGTCCGGTTCACCACGCTGACCACGCTGACCAACCCCGACTGCTGGATCGAGGAGAACCGCGTGCGGGTCTCCCTGTCCAGCGGCGGCCTCGTCTGGTCCGGCGCGCTCAACATCGGCCAGCCGATGGGCGGCTGCGCCTACGTGCAGTGGTCCTACGTCGCGGGCTGGGTCACCACGCGCCTGTCCGGCGACCAGGACTCGGGCGACACGGTCGTCACCGTCGACAACCCCAACGGCGCCGTGCCGGGCACGCTCCTCCGGTTCGTCGATGGCGCCGTGCAGAGCACGTACAGCGTGCTGTCGGTGTCAGGTAACGCCATCACCCTCTCCGCTCCGCTGGCCGAGGGCTGGCCGGCCGGGACTGGCGTGTCCGAGGTGCCCGACGACATCAAGGAAGCGGCCGTGCTGGTCGTCTCCCACTACATCAAGCAGCGCAAGGGCTCCGGCGTCGTTATGTCCCGCACGCCCACCAACGCCGCGGCCGACGAGACCGGCGGCGAACTGGCCATGGCACAGCCCCTGGCCGAGCGGTACCAGCGGATCACGCCGTGAGCGCCGAGTCCGTGCAGCAGGCGATCGCCGACTACATCACGGCCGCCGCCATTCCGAAGCTCATGCAGTGCTTCGCGGTCCCGCCCTTCGACCTCGAAGACGTCAACCAGGACGCGCTCACCCCCGCTGGCCAGACCTCGTCCGGCATCGCCGTCGTCTACACCGACAGCGACGACGAGGAAGGCGCCGACACGTCGATGGACGGCGCGGGCGGACGCCGCGTGTGCACGTACCAGATCTCCCTGGAGGTCATGTACTGGGACGTGTCCGGCGACTACCAGGTGGCGATGGGCGCGTACGACACGGCGATCTCCGCGATCAAAACCGCGCTGCGCACCGACCCTCAACTCGGGACCGCCAGCACGCCGGGAGTCTCCGGCAACGGCGGCATCATCCAGGCCGCCTACTCGCGCCTGCACGTCGAGCGCGGGCGTCCCGTGCTGCTCGGCGACGGCAACGCGCCGACGCGCTGGGGCGCCGTCCAGTTCCCTGTCGAGACCTACGAGTTCAGCACCTGAGAGGTGAACCATGGCCACCGCCCACGTCTACAACGGCGAGCCGCGCGACTACCCGACGCTCGGCTTCCACGCCGATCCCGGTGACATCGCGTGCTTCGAGGGCCGCGCGCCCGACGAGCGCTGGTCGCCCTTCGAGGGTGACGCACCCGGAGACGCCCGCGAGCTGCCCGGTGTGCCCGACGAGGCACCCAAGCAGCCGAACAAGGCCGCCAGCGCCGCCGCATGGACCGCGTTCGCCATCGTCGATGGCTCGTTCCAGGTGGCCACCGGCACGCACCCGGACGCCGCCAGCCGCAAGGCCATCGTCGACCACTACACCGCGGCCGACGGCGAGCAGCCCAGCGACACCGACCCGAACGCCGGCGAGCCGGCCAACACCCAGGAGTAGGCCATGCCGACGATCACGGGCAGCACTGCGAGCACCTTCAAGACAGTCCTGGGCATCGCGAAAGAGCCGCAGCCCGCGACCGGCACGCTCGTCCCGCCGACCGACTTCATCCCGGTCCGCAAGTTCGACGTCAAGAACACCGTCACCAAGCTGCTCGACCAGTCCTGGCGCGGCGCGATGGTCGAGACGACCGGCGTCCAGAACGGAACCCAGTCGGCGTCCATCGCCATCGAGGGTGACGCCTTCCCTGACACCATCGGCTACTACGTCGTCGGCATGCTCGGCGACCTCGCCACGGTCGGCTCGACCGCGCCCTTCACGCACACCGTGGCGCTGCTTAACAGCGGCAACGGCCAGCCGGTCAGCTACTCGATCACCGACTCGGACTCGTTGTCCACTCGCGGCTACGCCTCGACCCGGTGGACCGACTTCTCGCTGACCTACGACGCCAGCAAGTTGCTGACCTACTCGGCGACCGGCCTGTGCTGGGCCACGCAGGGCACCGGCAGCGCGCCCACCCAGTCGTACTCGACGATCCTGCCCGCGCCGTCGTGGGAGTGCGCCGCCAGCTACGGCGGCAGCGCGACCGGTGTCGTCCAGTCCGCCGAACTGTCGTGGAAGCGCAGCGGTGCGGAGGCCATCTTCACCCTGCAGAACTCGCAGAACCCCTACGAGATCCACGTCGGACAGATCACCCTCGTCTCCAAGATCACCATCGTGGCAGCCGACGAGACCTGGCTGACGGACTACCTCGCCGACACCACCAAGCCGCTCGTGCTCAACATGACCCCGGCAGGGTCCGCGGCCACGCAGATCCAGGTCACCATGACCGGCCACAACCTGCAGAACGTCAACAAGAGCAAGGGCAAGAGCTACATCGAGTTCGAGGTCGAGGGCCTCGCCGTCGGCAACACCGTCGACGTCGGCACATCGGCCGGCTACTCGCCCTGCAAGGTCGTCCTGCAGAACGCGAAGCCTTCCGGCACCTACGCCTGATCCACCCAGCAAGGAGCGCCCACCATGCACGACATCAACCTTCCCTCCGGGGCAACCGCCACGATGAAGGACTCCGACGACCTCACATACGGCGACCGCGAGGACTTCCTCGCGTCCATGCGGATCGACCTGGACGGCAAGGCCCAGGGAGTCACCGGCGGCCGGATCATGGCCGACATGGAGCGCGGCCTCATCTCGGCGGCCGTGGTCGCCTGGACCGTCACGCACCCGACGACCAATGCGGCCCTGCCGATCCCGTCCGTGTCGCCGAAGTCGCTGCGGGACCTGAAGAACAAGGACATCCAGGCCCTCTACGGCGACGCCCGCAACCTCAAGGACGACCTGTTCCCGGAGGACTTCGGGCCGGACAGCGCCGTCAAGAAGGACCCGGCGACCGGTGAGCTGACGACGAACACCGAGTCCCCTACTTCGCCCTCGGTCGCCTAGAACGCTACCTGCGCTCAGGCGATTCGAGGGCACTAGAGGCCGTCCCGCATCGCGTCCAGAACATCTACGAGACGTACAAGATCATGCGGATGTTCCCCGGCATCGACCACCCGGACGGGGTGAAGCGGCTGCCGGGGTCGTTCGTGGAGTGGTCCATCCAGATCGACCTCATCGAGCGGCAGATCGAGGCCGAGCGCGAAGCGAGGCGGTGGAGCACGTGAGCGACATCCGCATCACCTTCGACGGGGTGGACGCGCTCGTCGCGGCCATCAACGGCCGCGCCGACCGCGGCCCCGACATGGCCAAGAGCACGGCCCAGAAGATGGCGCTCGCGTTCATCGCCGAGGCCAAACGCAACGCCACCGGGCCGGCCCGCATCGCCGGGCGGGAACGGCGCACCCGCGGCCGCAAGGGCAAGCCGTCGCAAACCCTGTCGTGGGGTGCGGGCGGTCCGGGCGTGGTGAGCGGCTTCATGCGCGGGTCCATCCAGGTCCGCACCGACGCGGGCGCGGGCGGGCGATGGGAGACCACCGTCCACCCGTCCGGCCCGTACTACCGCCGGCTCGAACTCGGCTTCACCGGCACCGACTCGCTCGGGCGCCGCTACGCCCAGCCGCCCTACCCGTTCATGCGGCCAGCCCTGGCCACCGTGCGCGCCAAGGCCGCCGGGATCGCTCGCAAGGGATTCGCCGACGCAGCATGAGAGAGGCGGTGCCCGATGGCCGACGAACTGCCTCCCGTCGTCGCCCGGCTCATCGCGGACACCGCCGACTTCGTCACGAAGATGCGCGCCGCCGGGCAGTCCGCGAAGGACTCGCTCGACGACGCCTCGTCGTCCATCCACGACGACACCTCGTCGATGCGGACCGACTTCGACGACACCGCCCAACGGTCGGACAACCTCGGTGTCCGCCTCGGGCAGGCGTTCTCCAACCTCGGCAGCGCCATCGGATTCAAGGTCGCATCCGCGTTCGGCGCGTTCAAGCACGCCGAGGACGACGCCGCCAAGAGCGCCGAGGACGTAAAGAGCAAGGTCGGGGAAGCGGACCGCTCCCTCGACGACCTCGCCCGATCGGCGGCAAATGCCAGTCAGGGCCTGTGGGCCATGACGCAGAACTTCGGCAACGCGGGCGGCGCGTCCGACGCGCTCAAGTCCCACGTGGGCATCATGTCCGCGGGCATCGTCTCCGCGATGGGCCCGCTGTCCGGCGCGCTCGCACTCGGCCCGGTCGCCCTGTTCGCCGGCATCGGCATCGCCGCCGAGAAGTCCAACAAGACAGTGGACGCCGCGACGAAGTCCATGGCCAGCACGGTCAAGACGACTCTGGCCTCAGCGTTCACACCGATCGTGCCGGTCATCGCCGGGGTGATGAAGGAAGTCCAGGGCGCGGTGAAGACGCTCGCCCCCGTCTTCCGACAGGCAGCGCAGGCGATCGCGCCGATCATCGGCACGCTCGGCGACACGTTCGTCAGCCTCGGCACGATGCTCGTGCAGGGCCTCGCCCCGGTGCTGCGCTCCGTCACGCCCGTGATCCAAGCCGTCTCCAACGGGCTCATCACCCTGGTCAACGGGCTGATGAACGTGTTGCAGAACCTCAACTTCTCGGGCGCCGCAGCCGGGTTGAACATGCTGTTCAACGCGCTCGGCCAGATACTGCCGATCCTCGGGCACCTGATCAACGCGCTCGTGCCGCTGGGCAACGCGATCCTCTCGGCGGTGCTGCCGCCGTTGCTGGACCTGGTCAGCTCTCTGGAGTCCGCACTGGAGCCCGTGATCCGCGCGATCACGCCGCTCGTGAAGCCACTGGCCGGCGTGTTCGTCGCGCTCGCGCAGACGTTCATGGCCCTGTTCCAGGCGATCGCCCCGCTCATCGGCCCCATCGTCCAGCTGATCACGACGATGCTGGGCATGGACACCGTGCTCGAAGCGCTGCAGCCGCTGTTCGCCGCGGTGTCGCGGGTCATCCAGTCGCTGATGCCGATCATCCTGCAGATCGCGGCCGTGGTGTCCGGCGCACTCACCGCCGCGTTCGTGGCCATCGCGAAGGCACTCGCCCCGATCATCCCCGTGCTCGGCCAGGTAGCGCGCACTCTGCTCACCGCACTGCTCACGGTCGTCAAGGCCCTCGCGCCGATCCTGGGTCAGCTGGCCTCGATGCTCGGGATGATCCTCAAGGCCGTGGCGCCACTGCTGCCGCCGCTCGCCCAGCTGGTGTCCACTGTGCTCACCGCGCTGCTCGCGATCCTCAAGCCGCTGATGCCCGCCATCATGGCGATCGTCAAGGCGCTCATCTCGATCCTGCCCGCCGTGATCCCGATCATCAACATCGTCAGCCAGCTGGTGGTGGCCATCTCGCCGCTGCTGGTGATCCTGGCCAAGCTGGTCGCCGCGATCATCGGCCCCGTCGTCGCCGTCCTGGCCGTCGCAGTCACCGCCATCCTCAAGGTCGCCGCCGCGTTCCTCGGCCCCGCGATCCAGGCGGTCCGCGACTTCGTGACCATGATCAGCGGGTTCATCTCCGGCGTCCTGCAGATCTTCAAAGGCCTGTGGGAGTTCGTGTCCGGCGTGTTCACCGGCAACTGGTCGCGGGCCTGGCAGGGCATCAAGGACATCTTCGGCGGCGTGTTCAAGGCAATCGGCTCGATCGCCAAGGGCATCTTCAACATCGGCGCCGACATCATCCACGGCCTGATCGCGGGCATCGAGTCCGCCGTCTCCGGCCTGTGGAACATCATCACGTCGATCGCCTCGGGCATCAAGAACGTGTTCAAGGGCGCGCTGTCCATCTTCTCGCCCAGCCGCGTGATGGCCGACGAGATCGGCCAGCCCATCGTCGCCGGTATCGCCAAGGGCATCACCGACAACCTGCACCACGTCGTGAACGCGGCCAACCAGGTCAAGGGCGCCGCACTCGGCGCGCTGTCCGGCACGGCCAGCCTCGGCGTCACAGCGGGCGGCCAGATGCTCCCGGCCGGCGCGCTGGGCTCCGGCTCACCGCCGGTCCAGGTGTTCGTCCAGGGCTCGATCATCGACACCCAGGGCCTGTTCCAGGCCGTGCAGACCGGGACACTGCGCAACCGCAACAACTCCAACCAGAACGGCCTGCAGTCCACGTTCCGGCGACCGGCAGGAGCAGCGGCATGACGCCACCCCCGGTCGTCTGGGACGAGGCCATCGCGTTCCCCTCCAGCGCGGACGGCACCGCCGGACTGCCCATCTACTGGATCTCCGTCGCCGAACGGGTGCGAGACCAGGCGTCCACCTCGCGCGGCAAGCAGTACGAATGGGACCAGCAGCAGGCCGGGAACTACCAGCCCACCCTCATCAACACCGACCAGGCCCTGCTGCCCACCAACACCGCCTCGCCCTACAGCCCGAACGTGCTGCCGCGGCGGCCGTACCGCAAGCGGTTCCAGTTCCCCGCCACCCAGCAACTGCTCACGGGCGATCAGGCCACGATGGGCGAGGCCACCGGCTTCCCCGCGGGCACGCTCATCACCGCGTTGCCGCTGGCATCCGCCTACGACGCCAACGCCCAGCTCGTCACGTCCGGCACCGCGTTCCAGGGCACGCTCGTCGCCAGCGCGTCCATCCCCACCAGCTCGACGCTCGGCGGCGACATCTTCGGCGGCAGCGGCTGGACCGTCCACACGGGCGCGGCGCACACGTTCAGCGGCTACGTGCGCATCCCCACCGGCACGCAGAACCTGTCGATGATCCCCGTGCTGCGCTGGCGCGACACGAACGGCAACGTGCTCGCCACCTCGTCGGGCACCCCGACCACCATCACCGCGGGCAGCGCGACGTGGGTCCGCCTGTCCGTGTCCGCCACGCCGCCCTTCGGGGTCGCGGGCGGCGGGGTCGCGATCGTGCTGAACACGAACACCACGACCACCGAGGCCGTGCAGACCGACGCCTGGCAGATCGAGCTGGCCGCCGCACCGTCCACGTGGGTCCAGCCCGGCGTGTGGGGCTCGATCATCAACGGGTGGACCGACAGGTGGCCGCAGGTCTACACGCTCGGCGGCACCTACACCACCACCACGCCCATCGTGGTCGACACCTTCGCCCGGTTCTCGCAGGTGTTCCCGCTGCCCCCGTTCTACAGCGACGTCCTCGCCCTGAACCCGACGTTCTTCTACCCGCTCGACGACCCGCAGGGCTCCACGGTGTTCCGCGAGCTGACGGGCAACGCCAACCCGGCACCGATCTCGGCAGCCCCACGCGGGCCGGGCACGGTCGCGGGCGGCGACAGCATCCAGGCGACGATCCCCGCCGGACTCTTCCTGGGCGCGCCGGGCCCCGCCGTCAAGATGACCAACCCCAACCTGCCGGCGGCCGCCTTCTCGCAGAGCTGCTCCTGCATCGAACTCGACCGGGTCGGCATCACCGGGCCGCCGGAGACCGGCGGCTGGACGCGCATGATCGCGTTCAACAACACCGTGGCCGGCGGCAGTCTCTGGGTGGGACAGAACGCCGGTTTCGAGTTCACCAGCGCGCAGGGCTTCTTCATCTCCGGGAACGGCGGCGTCGAACTCGAAGGCGCCACCACCGACCCGATCTACAGTCCAGGCGCCGGCCAGTGGACCGACGGCAACTGGCACCTGATGTTCCTGACCAACTCGACCAACGGCCTGACCTTCACCGTCTACGTCGATGGCGTCCAGCAGTTCACCAGTACCGCGGCAGTCAACCAGACCCCGAAGGGGATCGTCGCCGACGCGGTCGGTGCGACCATCGACCCAGGCGGCGGCGGGTTCAACACCGGCTACAACGGCGACGTCGCCCACGTGGCCGAGTGGCCCGTCGCTCTCTCGTCGGCGCAGATCGTCAACCTGCACACCTCGTGGCGCCTCGCGTGGCAGGGCGACAGCTCCGGCGACCGGTACAACCGCATCCTCAACTGGTCCGGGTACACCAACGCCCGGTTCGTGCCCGACGGCGCGACGCAGGACATGGGCCCGGCCACCGACGTGGACGGCAACACCGACACCTTCACCCTGCTGAACAACGTCACGACGACCGAGAACGGCAACCACTACATCAGCGAGTCCGGCGTCGTCACCTTCGAGCCCCGGACGGTGCGCTACAACCAGCTCTCTCCGACGTGGACGTTCGGTGCGAACGCCGCGGCCGGGGAGCTGCCGTACGCGGACGTGGCGTTCGACTTCGACCTGGACCACGTCACCAACGACACTCAGATCACGCAGCAGATGACCAACCAGGTGTTCACCGCGTCCGACCCGGTGAGCCAGGCGACGTACGACACGCTCACCCTGCAGCGCACCATCAACGTCACCAACCCGCTGGAGTGCGTGGACGCCGCGACCTACCTGGTGAACCGGTACTCGCAGCCGCTGTTGCGGGTCGACTCGATCACGCTCAACCCGTCGCGCACGCCCGCACTGTGGGCCGTGCTGGCCACCATGGACATCTCGGCCCGCATCCGTGTCAACGTCCGCCAGGTCGGCACGCCGACCTCCACGCCCACCATCACCTTCGACGGGTTCGTCGAGCAGATCGCGTGGACAGTGGACGCCAGCTCGGGCGACACGCTCGCCGTGTGCCAGGTATCGCCCGCCGACCTCAACCTGTACTGGGTGCTGTCGGCGCTACACACCACGGTGATCACGCCGGTCACGGCGGGCGCGACTGCGGTCATCCTGGCCGCCCTGCCCGACTCGGCCAGCAACCCGGCGAAGGCGTCGTTCTGCTTCGGCCTGCAGATGACCCTGGACCCCGGCACAGCCAACGCGGAGACCCTGACGGTGGCGTCGTTCTCGGCGACCTCGCCGGGCTACGTGGCCTTCACCGTCACGTTCACCACGGCCATGGCACACAACCACGGCAACGGAGCGCTCGTGTGCGAGAAGCTGCCCGCCGGGATCACCGACCCGACCACATGGGACATCGCCTCGATCCTGGGCACGTCCACCACCCTGGCCTACTGAGGAGGCGCTATGCCCGTCGGTGTACCGGTACCGGCCAACGGCGTCGCCGGAGTCGACGTGTCCGCAGCGTTCTGGAACGCGCAGGTCCGCGACGCCATCACGTTCCTGGCCAACCCGCCGCACTGCGTCATGTACCAGACGGTGTCGCAGGCCATCACCGGCAACACCGCGATCCTGTTCGACACCAACGAAATCGACTCGTACGGCGGACACTCGACGGTCACGAACACGGCGCAGTACGTGGCGCAGGTCGTCGGCTGGTACCAGTGCAGCGGCGTCGTCGCGTTCAATGCGAGCGGCACGGCGGGGTCGACGCGACAGGCCATATGGTTCAAGAACGGCGTCGCAGTACCCGCCGCTGCCGCGACTACCTGGGCGCAGGCCGTGACCTCCGTGAACACGTCACCCGCGTCAGTGACGCGCGAGATCTTCCTGAACGTGGGCGACTTCGTGTCGCTCCTCGGCAGCGCTACGGATGCCGCGCACACGCAGGCAGCCTCGGTGTCCGTCGCCTGCATGGCCACGATCCGATGGGTGCACTCATGATCACGACAGAGGCCGACCTGCAAGCAGCGCTCCTGCTCGGCGGCGACATCGTGTGCGACCCGACCGTCACCATCGCGCTCGACGCCACGATGGTCGTCGGCGTGCCGAACACGCGCCTGCTCGGCGGCACGTTCACCGTCGCCACCGGGCCCGCATTCCAGGTCACGGCGAGCGACGTCGAGATCGCCGGACTGTCCATCACGGGCCCCGGCGGCACCACCCTGGACGCGACCCAGAAGCTGATCTACGTGCTCGGCACGAAGGCGGCACCGCTGTTCCGGGTGGACATCCACGACTGCCGCCTAACCGGGTCGGTGTCCGACTCAGTGTGGATGGAGTGGTGCGTCGACTCGACGGTGCACGACAACGTCATCACCTCGTTCCTCGACTCGGGCGTCATGGTCGTCTCCGGCGACCGGGTCTCCGTCACCGGCAACGCCATCGCCGACGGACGCATCGCCACCGGCGCGGTCGAGGTCTACGGCATCGCCTTCACCGACCTCACCAACCTGGCGGCCGACCGGTCGAAGCACTGCATCGTCGCGAACAACTCGGTGCGACTGATCGACTGGGAGGGCATCGACACGCACGGCGGTGACGGCATCGTCGTCACCGGCAACAGCGTGACTGCCTGCCGCCGATCCATCGCCCTCGTCACCGGGTCGGCCAGCCGGATCACCGCGCCCACCGGGTGCGTAGTCACCGGCAACGCCATCGACGCCGCCGGCTGCCGCGTCACGGCGGACATCGGCATCTTCCTTGCGGGCATCTCCGGCACGCCGGCCAGCGCCACGATCACCGGCAACCGGATCGCTGGCTACGACGGCACCAGTCAGACCCCGATCTCGACCAGCAATTGGGACCGCGCCAACACCTTCGTCGGCGGCAACAGCCGCCCACACGTCCCCTGGACCACAGTCACCCTGGCCGGCGGCTGGACCGCCAACACGTCCTTCCCGCCGCAGTACATGGTCGACGGCAACACCGTCACACTCCGCGGCGGTGCCATCCCGCCCGCCGGGGGCATCTCCGGACACCCCGGCATCGGCACGCTGGGCAACGCGGCCGCCTGGCCCGCGACGCGCGACTTCTACGCCACCACAAAGGGCAGCTCGGCCACCGCTGGGATCGGCGTGCTCAACGTCGACGTCGACGGCAGCTTCCGCGTCGAGTACGGGTCCACGAGCGACACCTTCACCTACTGGCTGACTGGCTCGTACCAAGCAATCTGACCCTGTCCGCGACCGAGAGCGGAGATGACGTGCTCAATGGAATCGCGGGCCTCATCACCGCAATCGCCGCGCTCATCGGTGCCGTGTCCACACCGTTCTGCGTGATCTACATGGTCAACCGCACCGGGAAGCGCGAGAGACCCGCCGCCGCCCAGGCCGGTATCGACCTGGCCGCACCCGTCCCCCCGGCCGTTGCCATCACCGAAGCCATCATTGAGGCGAGTGATCCGCATGACTGACAACGAACGCATCGTGGCCAAGGCGGCCGAGCAGGCCCGCGAGACCGGCGCACGCCGAGTGATCCTCGCGTTCGCCGCAGCGGGCGGCGCGTTCGCCATCGTGCTGTTCGTGCTCGTGCTCGTGCTGCGCGGACAGGTGGACGACGTGTCAGTCCAGCAGTCGACCGCTGCGGGTGCCGCGCAGGAGTTGGCGCACCAGGTCCGTCAGCTCGGCGCGACCCCGGTCGTGTCGCCACCCACCCCGATCGTCGGACCGACCGGCGCGCAAGGCCCGGCCGGACAGAACGGTGTCGCAGGCAGCGAAGGCCAGCCCGGACCCAGCGGTCCGCCCGGCGCCAATGGTTCGCCGGGATCTACCGGGAACCCTGGCGCGCCAGGCGGCGCGGGCACACCGGGCCAGCAGGGCACCGACGGGCAAGACGGCGCGCAGGGGCCTGCCGGTCCAGCTGGCCCCGCCGGACCGCAGGGCGACCAGGGACCGCCTGGGGCCGACGGCGCCGACGGTGCTCCGCCCGCGGCGTGGACGTGGCAGGACCCGACCAGCGGCATGACGTTCACCTGCACCCGCGACAGCGGCTCGCCGGACTCGGCCCCGACCTACACGTGCAACAGCGACTCGACGGACCCGACGTCCCCACCGCAGCTGAGCGACCTGCTCGGCGTGAACAAACACTGAGGAGCGCCACATGACCAACTTCCGGTACCTCAAGGAACTCTCCGACAACCCGCACCGCCTCGGCCGCCACCAGATCCACGACACCCTCGACGCGCTGCCCGAGCGGCAGCTCGAAGACGTGCTCGACCTGGCCAAGCAGCCCAAGACGGTCCAGCACGCCGAAGCGCAGCCCGTGTTCGACCAGGGTGACCTCGGCTCCTGCACGGCGAACGCCGCGTTGGGCGTGCTCGTCACCGCCCCGTTCGCCAAGGCGGGCGTCACCTACACCGAGGCCGACGCCGTCGCGCTGTACGAGCTGGAGACCAAGCTCGACGACAGCCAGATCCCCGGCGAGTACCCGCCGGACGACACCGGCAGCAGCGGCCCGTGGTCCATGATCGCGCTGGAGAAGGACGGCAAGGTCTCCGGCTTCCGGCACACCCGGTCCGCGCACACCGCGCTCGTCGCGCTGAACGACGGCCCGATCTCCATCGGCATCCCGTGGTTCCAGTCCATGTTCACCGTGGACGCCGACGGCTTCATCACCGTCGACCGGGACTCCGACGTCGCAGGTGGCCACGAGGTCGCGCTGGTCGGCCAGAACGCCGACGAGAAGTGGGTCGACGTCCGCAACTCGTGGGGCGAGTCGTGGGGCACCGAGGGCCACGCGAAGCTGCGTTACGCCGACCTGCAGTGGCTGTTCAGCCACGGCGGCGACGCCGTACAGCCGACGCTCTGATGCTCGGCCTCTGGCTCGACTACAGCCAGGGTCGCCCGTCCGGCGCCGCGCTCAAGGCGGCCGGAGTCGCGGGTGTCATGCGCTACGTCGGCGTGGGCGGCAGCAGCACGCTGCCCGCGAAGCGGCTCACCGCGGCCGAACTGGTCGACCTCACCGGGCACGGGCTGATCGTGCTCGGTGCGGTCGAGTCGAGCACCACCCGCTCCAACGCCGGGCGCACAGCGGGCATCGCCGACGGGAAGGCCGCACTCACCGACCCCGTCACCAAGACGCTGCCGATCCTGTTCGCCACCAACGACCAGCCCGAGTGGTCGCAGGCCAACGTGGACTACGCGGCCGGGTTCCAGTCGATCGTCGGCCGCGCCCGCACGGGCGTGTACGGCTTCGGCCCGTTCCTCTCCGCCTGTCACGCGGTCGGGCTCGGCTCCGTCTACTGGCAGGCCGGGCCCGCACCATCCCGCACCGGCACCGCGGCGCTCGTCCACTTCTGGCAGCGCCAGGGCGGCGCAGTACAGGCCGCCGACGGACCCACCTCGCCGACCGTCATCAGCGTCGCCGGAGTCCCGTGCGACCCCGACAACCAGCTGAAGGAGCTGCCCACCATGACCACGCCCGCCGACATCGTCAACTTCCAGTACACCGTGGACTCGCAGCCCGAGGAGTCCCTCGGCCGCCGCATCCAGCGCACCGAAGAGATCGTCGCTGGCCTGGCGACCACGGTTGGCTCCATCGCCACCGCAGTCGCCGACCTCAAGGCCACCGTCCTCGCCACCCAGCAGCCGGCCACCGTGATGACCGGCGAAGCCACCGTCACCGTCCAGCTCACCCCAGGAGCGTCAGCATGACCAAGCCCGTCAACATCGTCATCGCGGACGTGGAGAAGTTCCTCGCCGCGTTCAAGAACCCGCAGACCGCGGTCACCGCACTGGCCGGACTCATCTCCGCCCTCGGTGCGTTCGGCATCCTGCAGGCCCCGCTGGTCGGGTGGCTGCAGGGCGTCCTGGCCGCCATCGCCGCGCTGATCGTCGCGCTGCTGGCCAAGCCGGTCACCGCCGCGCTCGTCAAGCGCGCAGCACGCAAGGCCGGTCCGGCGCCCGCACCGCCCACCACGCTCGCGGCCTGACCGACACGAAGAGGCCCCCGCGCTCAGACTCCGGACCACAACACGGAGTCGGGCACGGGGGCCCTTTCGCGCGCCCGCAGGACGCAACCTGCACCTTTGGGAGGAGGGCGCGCGAGCCTCACTGCGGCAACTGGCAGTCCTGTGGCTGGACCTGCTCCATCTCCGGGTCGATATCCCACGCGCACGCCTGCCACGTCCGGGCCTTCGTGTAAGCCAGGGCGGCATCGTCGTAGCCGATCAGCGGCAGCTCGCGCACGGCGAGGCGGCGGGCCCGGTCCATCATTTCCTCGGCAGCCTCGCGGCAGTCGCGCGCGGTGCGGAGCACGCTGGCCGCGTCGTCTCGCACCTGCGCCCGTGCGATGTGCAGGTCCCGGCCGAACAGATCGCGGCGGCTCTCATCGAATCGGGACATCTGCCGCTCGGCCATCGCGTAGCTCAGCCAGCGGGCGATCAGGGCACGACGGTGGTCAAGGCTGCGCTGTCGGCGGACATGGTCATCGACGTCGGCCTGTGGATCGACAGCGGGCGCGCGGTTCGTCCTCATGGGCCTCTCCTCGCGGAGTTGGTGGGTGGCCGGACCGGTCAATCGTTGCACACGATGCAGTCGATGGAACAGATGGAGTCGATGGGGACATTGGGAACGTCGCCCGAACGGAGCAATCGCAGGCAAACGATGCGATCGTTGCTGGTCATGAGCCCACCACGCCGCCGACTCGCGCCCACCGGAGACGTGGCCGACGAACTGGGCATCGACCGATCCACGCTCGTCCGCTGGTGGCAGCGTGGAATCGTCACGCCCGCGTTCGTCACAGTGGGCAAGCACGCACGGTGGGACCTGGACGACCTCCGGAGCCAGATCCAGGCATGGCGCGACAGCGCCGACTACAACCCCGACGACGACGAAGCCCCCGGCCAGTGAAGGCCGGGGGCTGAAGTTGCTGAAGTTAGAAGGGCCGGTCG